TGCTGTGCCGGCTGAATCTGTTTCTTTTCTTTCTCTGTTGAATGTGATTTCCGCGTCAGCTACCGCAACGCCATCTGAGGTAACAACGAATGTTATGGCATAGCTTATGTAATCACGCCTATACCGCAGTTCGTCGCGCAACTGCATGTAATCCTCGCGGTTCGCCATCGCGTCATCGTTATTCAATCCGAATTTCCAGCGGGCATAACAACGGACAGCCCCAAGAATGAGGCTGTCCGCTTCGTCGTCCGTCTTGCTTTGCAATACTCCAAGCTGTTGAAGGTCAAGGCGGCATTCCTCGATAATGTCCGTTAATTCCGCGTCAATATCATCGTTCTGATTCCGTCGTACAGCGCACCGGACTTTGGTTAAATATTCAGGAGATACCGCCATTATTCACCCTCCTATGAAGCCGAAGCCTCGCTCATTTTGATGAACGCATCACTCAAGGCAACGTCGCAGTCAAATATGACGGAACCTCGGAAGTCAATTGCGTTTGCAAGAAAACCGCTCTGCGTGCTGACTTCAACTGAAATATCCTGCGCCAGATTGCCGACAATTTTCTTGAAGTTGCCGAAATACATAGTCTTATCAGCTACCTTGTCCGACAGTAGGACAGGGAAGCCCATAATGCGGAACTGGATACCGTTCGCCATATCCTTGACGAGAATAGGCTGTGCGTTGTTGTCCTTGATTTTAGCCAAATACCCATAAAGGAATTTGCTGTTGCACAGGAACTTTGCCCCGGCATGATAACGTTGCGGCAGATAGGAAATCATATCCATCACATTGTTATAGGTCGGAGCATCTCCGTTTATAAACTCAACTGCATTCGTTTCGGCTGTGTATATAGAGGCATAAGCCACGCCCTTAGGCTCGCCAGAGCCTGTGCCATTGATGATATCGTTTTCAAGCGCAACGGCGATATCCTCCGCGAGCATGTCTACAAGCCAGCCCTCAAAAGCGTTAATACTCATGGTCTGGACAGTCTTGCTAATGCGGATAACCTTAACGCGCTCATAACCGCCCAGGTCAACATAGACAAGCGCATCTCCGGCAGGAGTAATGGTAGTGTTTTCGGTATGAGCAGCCGCCACATCGCGAGTTCCCTCAACCGCAAAACGTACATTTCCGGCCACGCGGAGCAAAGTAATTTCGCCCAGCATCGGCGCAATTGCGGTCATTTTATTAAACAGTTCATTCGCGGTCTGCGTCGGGATAACTGCGCCTGCGCTGTCAGATGCGCTGGTATAGGCTCTCTGCTCAACCTCGCTTAGTTCCTTGCCAAGCAGACGTTTAAGAAACGCGCTGCGATATTCGGCGGTTTCAAGGACAGTATCCTTATCGAAATTCATCTTGTTATCGTTCTTTCTTGTGTCGATAATTGTTCCGGAAACTTTGCCTACGCTGATATCCAGCGCGGTCTGTTTGCGCTGTTCAATAGCTTCAAGCTCTGCTTTGCGTTTTAGCAGACTGTTCTTTTCCTCGGCGGCCTTGTCAATGTCCTCAATGCTTACCGCGCCTCTAACTATTTCGTCAAGTTCGGCAAGACGCGCCGTTACCTGTTCAAGGTTCATTTCGTTGATGTTCATAATTACCTCCAAAATAAAAATATTTTGCTTTCGCAAGTTCGATTTGTTTTTGTCGCTTTAACGTCTCCCGTTTCTCGGCCTCAATCACTCCGTCGAGCCAAGAGCGAGCGGATATTTCAGTGTCAGCATTCGCCGGTATCGACACCGCTGACACATCATACACTTTTTTAATCTTCAGAATTTTGCGGGTTCTAGTATCGCGATCATAGCTGTCCTCATCTACCGTAAAGGCCCATGACATTTTAGTAACAAGGCCATTTTTTATTTCTTCATACATATCCTGCGCCGCTTTGGATTTCGATAAATCAACATAAATAAAAAGCCCCTTGTCGTCAGGCTCGATACCAAGCGTTAAATTTGATTGCCTTGCAAGCACTTTCCCGTAGTGGTCGTACTGCATTATTACATCTGACATGTCGGCTCCGTCGAGCGCATGACGGTCTATGATCTCATAGTATTTATTGCCGTCAAATTCGTAGAGCAGATAAGGCACATCAAAGGTAGTCGCGTATCCCTCAACGTAGTATTCGCTGTCAATCCGTTTCTTCGCTTCTGACAAACGAAGCGGCATTATCACCGCTCTATACTCACGATCCTTAACTATCGGCATTATCATTCACCCCCTGTATTTCGTTCAGCTTGTTTGCTTCCGCGTACTCCTTGCGGATTACCCGCACATCGCCGCCATCGACAGGCGACAGATTGAGAATCTCGCGGTATTCGTTGATAGTCAATATGCCGCGGTCGATAAGCTGTACCATGTTCATCTTTGCGGACGTGCTTGCATATTGCAGCCTGTTAGCCTCGAATATGATTTCATTTCCGAATCCTTTTTCACGCTCAGAAAAAATTTTGTTTGTTAATTCTAGCCCCAAAGCAATTAAAAACGGCTCAATCCGGCTTTCATAAAACGCCTCCCATGCGTCGCCGCTAACCTTTGACATAAGCACATCTTCATTAACCCCAAAATAACGATAGATGTTATTTCGCAGTTCCTCAACATTTTTATAATTTGCAATCTGCGGAGTGATGTTAAGCGGAATAAAATCCTGTGTCGCGTCAAGGGTTGCTATGCCCGAATTGTTTGTCATAGTCATATAGTCCTTGACAAAACGGTCTTTTTGCTTCTTCGCGTCCTCCGGCGACAACATAGCTTTTGTCGATTTCAATATTCCGCGTAGGTTTGCTGTTGACTTTATGGCGTTAGCCATGCCCTCATTGGTCGTTGTAAGCAGTTCAAGGCTTGTCAATATGGCATCGTTGCTGTCGCCCCATATATCCGAAGAATTATAGTCCTTGCGGAGTACGGCCAAGTCCCCCCACGCGTGAACCATCGTCGTGCCGTTCGGAAACAGAAATTTAATATATAATTCGCCACCAACGTCCACCGCCTCATACGTCGCGGAAGGCATTGGGTACAGCCCAACGCACCGCCCTATATCGTCGCGCATGATGTAAATAAAAACGACGTTGTTTATCTCCAACAACGTCCGCACCTTATAGAGAAAATCCTTGCCGTTCATGTAGATATTTGGCCTATACTGTATCATGCGCTGTAATCTTTGGTCACCCTCGTACCGCCCGTTTCCTATCCGGCGAATAACCTTGACATTTGCTTTCGATGTGTGTTCCGCTAACGCCCTAATGCATGACCGCGCCACGTCGTTAGCGTATAAATCCCTGCCGAAAGAGGAAAACCGCGCGGTATATGAGCCGATTTCCCGCCATGCAGATGTTACATAGCTTTTCAACCTCCCAAATATCGCCTGTATCGCGTTTCTAAACTTCAATCATTTTCACCTCTTTCAACGCAAATATCGCTTGTATTCATCCTCATGATTGCAATACCCTACAAAGGCATTAAGCAGGCTAACCATGCCGTCAATGCGTTTTGATGTGCCGGTTTTGACAGGCTGGATACTATTTATGCCGTCCTTGTTTAATGTCTTTACGCCCGTATTCAGGACACACCAGCGCAGCATGGGATTATTATTTGAGATTATTTTGTGTTCCTCGAACAGCCCAGCCAGCCGCTTCATCGGATATGTCCACGTCATAGGCCCCTGTCTTGTCTTTTCCATATCAAATTCGCATTGCTTCATTTCCTCACACCAGTAACCGGATAAAGCGGCATCATAACAAATCCATAACGGACGAATGTCATATTTTTCCACCATATAAACAAACCACTGTGTCACCGCGTGATAATTTACCGTCGCGCCTTCGCATATCGTCAGCCAGCCTTGCTTTGCCCACAGCTTATATGGAGCTTCGCGTTTGTTACCCGTTTCCACGTTGTCAACCCTGCTTTGCGGCAAGAAATACTGTTGCAAAACATAGAAGTTTTCGTCGTTCGGTTTGCGTATCAGCAGGGTAGCGCACGTTAAGTCCGTTGTTGCCGACAGGTCGCACCCGCCGATTGCATAGGATTTTTTCAGGTATTCAATATCAACCTTCGTTTCGTTCACCGCCGCTTCATACGGCAGCCATGCCTCCGACGTATTCTCCGGCACGTTGAAGTCTTTCGTCAAGACGGTTGGCAGAAATTTCGGGTCACGTTTTGCCTTTTCAACATTCTCCGCTAAAGTTTGAATTGATTTTATTTTACCAAGTCCAGGATTAGCTTTCGCCCAGCATTCCGGCTTTTCCCACTCGTCGCGGCTGTCGAGTTCATAAATAAGCGGCAGCGTCCGATAGTCTTGATAACCGTCCTCCCACATCGCAACTTTGGAGCAATAATCATAAACATCATCAAAAAATAACTCACGAACAAAGCCATTCGTGCTGATAAGCCATGCTAAAGGCTGTTCTCGCGCGCTCTGCGACTGTTTCATCACGTCATAAACCTTACGGTCGCGTGTCTC